AACCAAGCGACAGCAGCGATGCCCGCGCTTGCCCAAATAGTGATATAATGCTTTGCTAACTCAAACTGACTATAATTAATGAACTGACAAAAGGGTGAACCTAATGAAAATATATTTGTAAAGGCGCCGATCCATCCCAATGTAACGCAATATGTAACGTAAGCTTTGACTAGTAACCATTGTATACAAGAAGTAGCCATAACAATTAGACCAAACTTAATAATAATAAGCATTAAATCTTTAAAATAATCACTCATAACAAAATTTATAATCTGATTCATAATAGGAGCAATAAATGTAAGTGTGTAAAGCATAGTAATACAAACAATTCTCTCCATTTAAAAAAAATCAATTTAAAAATATAATAAATAAAGTGTATCGCATATTAAGATTCACAACCGAAGTTTATGAATTATATTTAACATCATTAGACCGCAATCCTCCTGGTCTGTATAAACGGTCGTAAACATAATTCATAAATATTGAAGAGTCAACCAAACAATTGCGTAAATCATCCAATCTTTTTTGCCGACTATTATATTTTTCGACAATATCTTTTGATATCCTAGACTTACCAAATGTTGCCCAACCACGCCAAGACCCAAACCCTCCGTGTTTATCGTATTCATCTTGAATACACTTTTTCACAATAACATTTGAAACAACAACACCGTTAATTTCATAGTTATTAAAGGCTTTATTGGCATCTTTCAATGATGGTCCCGAACATTCATACCATGGACCACTCATAGTGAATATTTTATATATCATGTAATGGTATATAAAATATTCAATTTAATTCCAGATATGTGTAATTTTTTTAATTAAACTTTTTTGCTGTGAAAACATGGTAGGCGCGACAATAAGAATAGCATATTTTGATGGATTACCGTGTAAATTTTTACCAAATATAAATTTAAGTCCTTTCTGAATGACCTCTCTGAAGATATACGTTGTTACACCAATCAACCCAATTTGTACAGCGGATTCCGCGAGTAAAACCATCTTTGGTCGTGCAACATCTTTTTCATTATCTTCATCAAAAGATGGGAAAGATTCATCAAGTTTTTTGGCAATAGAAACACCCACAATTAAAAATAAAACACAGGTTAAAAAAATAAAAGCAGCATACTTTGGGTAAAATACTTGCTCACCATTGATAGTTAAATATTTAAAGACACTCATTATATAATATTTAAATAAAAAAATTAATAATACAAGAGAAATAATACAAGGGAAATAAATAAGTATAAAAATATATAAAAAAAAATATTAAATAAATTGATTAATATTTATATTACTAAATGTTAATATAATAATTATATTAAAAAGGCTTAGGAACAAAACAACAAATCTTATTATAAATATGTCTAACCCTCTCTTCCACAACAACACGGTAAACATCAATGATGTTTGGTTTGAATCTCATAAAGCTCTTCTCCAACAGCTATGCGTTGAATTGGGGCAATCTGATAAAATCGAGGAGATGTCAGCGAAATTTCTAGGAACGAAGTTGAAGATGAAAGCTTTTAAGGACCCGAATAAGCCAAAGCGGGCAAAGTCGGCATACTTTTATTTCTGCGATGAAGTTAGACCACCCATTATTACCAAGTATCAGAAGTTGGCAAAGGCGGGGAAGATGAAGGGTGAATCTCTAATGGGAGCTGTAGCGAAGGAGTGTGCGGGATTGTGGAAGAAGCTTTCAGATAAGCAAAAGGCAAAAGTGAATAAGCTAGCAGCAGCAGATAAGGAGAGGTATTCAACTGCTATGGCAGCTTTCAATGAACTTAATGGAAACTAACAAACATATAATTAACAAATAAGAATCTTATAATATTTTTATTATTTTTATTATTTTTATTATTTTTATTATTTTTATATTTTTTATATTTTTAATTTTTTTATACAATAAAAAAATTAAAAATTAAAAATATAAAAATAATAAAAATATTAATATATACATAATGTCTGATTTGGCAGATATAGAGCAAAAATTTCAATTCGGAACTTCAGCAAAGTTTGATTTTGATATACGAAATTATGATATAAATGATATGATGAATATATTAAATATTAGTGGCGATCCATCAAATTTAGATTATTTTAATGTCAAACAAAAAACAGACCAAATAATTGAAAAACTTAAAGAAGATGAAAACATGTCTTCAGAAATGAAAAACAAATTCGAAAGCTTTTTAAAAGCACTGGAATTTTTCTTAGTATACAAATACAATGTAAAAGCAGACAACTATATAATGAATAAAAAAAGAATAGACCCCAGTAAGTTAGTGGCGGATGTTCACGTGAGTGGACCACAGTGGAAAGGTGGTTCAAATGTAGGGGGGACAAACTATTCAGGGGAAATGGTATCGGTAAATACATATCGCCGTAGTATTATAAAAAGACAATTAAGTTTTGACACAAAATTTAGACCAAATTATTTCAAATCGTCACCAGCAAATTTTAAGATGGTATTACCGACCCCTTTAAAAAATGTAATAGCCATGCGTTTAATATCACTTGAATTTCCAAATGTGGTATACGACGTAGATAATACACTCGGGACGAACGAATTTTCAGTAATTTATCATCCAGATATAAAGACGGATTTTGGTCACATAGATGACGATGACCCGGAAAATGAGGATAGTTTACGTTGGGTTTCATCTTTAAATCCAGTTGCTAACAGACAAGTATACGATATAAAAAAGATAACAACTGGTCCGGCTTCGGGTGAAAATTTTCCTGGAGATGGCGACACAACGACGGGATATAAAATAAAATATAAAGTACCTTCTGGTAATTACCAGTCGAATACTATTGTATCTGCTTTAAATAAATTCTGTCCAATAGACAGTATAGTTTTTTCAATAGACGTAAAAACGGGAAGATGTATTATAAGTGTTACGGATATATCCGAATTTGACCCTTCATTTAATACCCTTGATAGTGATGCCACATTTGATTTAGATTTTACAAATACAATAGAACCTGGTATGCCAATCACGAAAAATTTCGGATGGAAATTAGGATTTCGCCAATTAAAATACACCGGGGCAAAAACGTACATAAGCGAAGCACCAGTAGATTTGGGAGGACAAAAAATACTGTTTTTCGCGGTGGATGATTTCAGAACAAATGTATGTGAGAATGTCAGTGTTGTATATGAAAATTCTTTTATGAATAAAAACATATTAGCAAGGATACCATTAAAACAGGGTAAGTTCGTTGTGGTATACGACCAAGAGAGTGAAAATCCGAGAAAAAGTCGCGAATATTTTGGACCAGTGACAATAGATAAGCTTCATTTCCGTGTAATAGATGAGTACGGTATTGATATACGACAGGGATATAGTGATTACTCATTCGCGTTAGAATTTGATATTTTATATGAAAAATAATTATAATTACAAATATGGAAAGTATAACAGGAATAAATGTTAGCGGACCAGTTAAAAATTATGGAAGAATATTTAAAATAAATTATGACGACGTTTTTGATAAACACAGTAAAACAAGTAAAGATAAATTAACACTGAGTGTGAATATAAATGATGAAGATGTTGTATTAAATAAAAAAGATTTAGACGTATATCATTTAGAATGTTTGGAGATACTCTCACTTGAAAATTGGAATAAATGTTTCAGGCTAAATACAAATAGAGAGGTAGTGGAAATCAGTTACCCTTACTTTGGTGAAATATGTTGCGATATACAAAAAGCATTTAAAGGTAATTTAAATTTTACTGGAGAGAATTTTACAAATACATCTTTGATACCGGGTGATTTAGAAACATACTATTTTCAATATATGGCACAGCAATTATTTGGTTCCCATTTAGCATTTTACGGTATTCAAAATTTACCAGATATAAAAAATAAAATAGGAAATATTCCAAAAGATTTTATTAGTTTGCTACAAAAACCAAAATTTTTAAGATTATTTTATAATATTTTTAAACAAAACCAAGAAGATAGTGATGGTGACGAAGAAGAAAGTTTTTTCGGTACAAAAAAACTGTTTAAAAAAGGTGATGTAATTGAATTTTCTATATTGTTAAGGAAACCAAAATTGGAATTAACATGTAGCAAAAGTTTAGAAAAAAAAATGAATAATAAAAATTATTTTAAGAATAAGATAAAAATAAAAAATAGCATTTGGAATATATATTTTATTTTACTTTAGTTGCGTTTACAAGAATAATATAACAAAAATATTAAAATAAAAAAAAAATAATTTATTTTTTTTATAATTAAAAATATTTACTAATATTATAATAGAATGCCAACAGTTGATTTACAAATTCCGTTGCTTTTTGATATCTCCGCTGGAGCTGTCGTATTTGGTGAGAAGGTTGAAGATGTCGACCTTTTTGACGCGCACCTTAATTTCACAGTTACAGGAAGTTCTGGGGACAATCTTGTAACCCAGTTTAAAAATATTATGTACGCCGATGCTTCTGAAAATGATGTTTCTGGTGTAAATTTCTACGCCAAGACAGCTACTCTTTCTGACGATCTTGGTGCAGCCATTGAGGTTGCTTGCTTGGGTTCAGATGCTACTCTTATTCAACCATCTGCTGCTAATGATGCGGCAGCCGTTGGTGCTAAAGACACGAGTGCTCACAACGCAAGATACATGACACCGGGTATTCCTTTACCTGACTATTCTCAAACTACTGAGGGTCCTTTGGGCGCCACCAATACCAACCAAGATTACTACACCGCTGGATTAGTGGACGCCGATGGTACCTCATTTGGTCGCATATTAATCAGACTCATGGCAACCCACCTTATGGGACATCCTTTCGCACAGTCTTTTATTGCCAATGAAGCACAAATTATTAATGATATTTCCAACACATCTCTAGGAACACAACTTGAAGATAGATTACTCAAAAATGATTCTGATATGTTCGCAGCCGGTGCTTCCAATTCAATGGTGGCGGCTACCGAAGATAGTACTTCTGGAGATGGTGAAAAATCATACAAAGCACAGAAAAGCGCTGGAATTAGAAACCAGATTTTACAGAGCATTTACGAAGCACTTTTGGGAACTGCTCCTGCAAGATTTGACCTTTCTGGTACTGATGCTACGGGAGTTGGTGCTGATGTAAGTGGTACAGACCTTGTAGGTGGTACCGATGGTGACGCAGGAAATCTTGACCCGGGTGAGTGTCGCCCAAGAGTTTTACCATTCGCAGCCGGCGATACCATTTCATTTTACTTCAGACCCAGAGTTGGTCTTACCATGGATACCGATGTCTCTGGGGGTGGAGCTGAATTTGGTAACCAAGACCTTAGTGGCGTTGGATTGGGAGGTTCGGCTTCCAGTGCGGTAACCATTGAAAGTATATTCTTCAACCCAAGACATAGATGGATATCCCACAAAGCCGGAGCGACACTCAACAATGTCGGTACCACGGCACCTGTGGCGGGAGCCAATCACACAGATACATATGACGATTCAGCGAATTCAGGAAGTGCTGTCGCATTAGCTATGACCGGAACTGATTTGGTTAAAGGAACAACTTTCGCAAACGGCGAAACCGTTGGAACAATGTTCGACGGACACATCTGGAAGATTAAGGTTGTTATGACTTAAATATTTTAAATATATTTTTAATTAATTAAATATATATAATTAATAAGAAGAGATGGTACATATTCAAATACCCTTATTATTTGATATTTCAGCTGGAGGTATTACTTTCGGAAAATTGACATCAGCCATTGACATGTTTGATTCTCATTTAAAATTTGAAGTATTTGGAGATACAGGAGCTTCACTGGTAGATGAATTTAAAAAAATATTATATGCTGATGCGCAAGAAAATATAACGAGTGGACCACTTTTTTATTCATCAGGTGCTTCAGATTTAAGTCAAACACTTGGAGACATGATATCAAACAACATTTTAGGAAACGAATCAAAATTAATACAACCATATTCAAGAATAGTAGATCCAAATACATCAGAGGTGAGTGATGATTGGACAGTCAGATATAAAACTCCGGGAATACCATTGCCAAATAATTCTACAACAGAAACTTTCGAAGGTAGGGATAACGGACCCAATCCAAAAAATAATACGGGATATGATGTTACGGGTCAGGGTTATTATAGGGGTTCATTAACAGACCCAACAGGAACGTCTTTTGGTAGAATTTTAATTCGTCTTATGGCAACACATCTTATGGGTCACCCATTTGCCCAAGATTTTATAGCAAATGAAACTGAAATTATGGCAGATATTTCAAACAGTAACATTCAATCACAGATATCTAATAAATTATTTACAAATGATCCAGATTTATATGGTCTCCGTGGTTCGGGAACAGCTGGTGAAGTAGATATATCGGGTGCGAATTTAAGCATTGACCATCCAACAAATTCTGAATATGATAGATTTGACCCAATAGAAAAAAGCAATGGTATTATTAATCCATTATTGTTAGCACTTTATGAAGGATTGATAGGAACAGACCCCGCGCGTTTTGACCTTTCAACAAATGATATTAATTTAGATGTTTCAGCAGTGGACGTGTCAGGGGGAACGGATATGGACGGAGGAAATCTAGACCCAACACAATGTAGACCAAGAAGATTACCGTTTAGAAGTGGAGATACTATATCATTTTATTTTAGACCCAGAGTAAGTTTATCTATTGACCCGAATATTTCAAATCCACAAAGAATGTATGGAAATAACGACTTAAGTGGCGTGGGACAGAGTTCAACGAATGGTATAGGTACACAAGATATCAGAAAAATATTTTATCAGCCAAAATATAGATGGATTTCTCATCAGAGTGAGGCGAAGGTTTATCATAGTTCATCAAGTGCTGAAAATCTTGTTACGGGTAATGGTTATGACACATATCATGGAGCGACTGTTGATACAACACCAAATTTAATGATGACTGGAACAGACTTATACCATACAATGGAAGATGGTGCGGAGGGAATTGGAGCAAATAGTTCAACAACATTTGATGGTCACGTATGGAGAGTAAAACTTAACTTATAAATAAACTCAACTTATAAAAATATTTTAATAGTTTTGTATATTAAAATTTTTTGTATATTAAATTTATCTTATAATATTAAATATAAAATGAATTCAATGTTTGGTAAATCATTTGAGCCTATATCACAGAGTGAACGAATCAAAAATAAAAGAAATAAAGCTATATTTAAGGCAAGAGCGACATCAAACGATATTTGTTTAGATAAAAATGGCAATATACGAAATGCCAAAAATTATGAAACATTTATGAATGTTGTAAATGGCTTTTATGAATGTAAAAAAGAAAATTCTACGGATAATAAGGAATGCTTCGATACTTATTTAGATAACAAGACAGACGAATTTAGTGTTTCTAATTTTCACGACATTCAGGGTAATTTCATTGATTTTCAAATGGCAGATATCGAAGGTACAAGAGAATCAAATGCTAGAAAAAATGTTAGAGCAACATTACAAGGAAAAAATACACAATTTAATTCAGTACAAACAAATAATAGTGGTATCGTATTGCCGGGTAATATAGTAGACGCATCCGATATGGTCTATCCTTATAAAAAACAGGGGTTATGTGCTGATTATGTTATACAAAACATATCTTTTTTCGACCCATCTGGTAACTTAAGCAACAAATATGCTAAAAATATAAAAAAACATTTCCCATTAACAAAATTATCTTAAATTTAAAAATAATATCATATTAAAATACAAAATTTAATTTTAAAATACAAATTTAATTTTAAAATACAAATTTAAAATTAAAATACAAATTTAAAATTAAAATACAAATTTATTATATACAATGGTTTTCAAATCTTTATTAGTAGGAGTTAATTATTTAAAAAGCAATAAATATAGATTAAGTTCGCCGATTAATGATGTAAAAATAATGAAAGATTTTTTAATAAATTATTGTAACGTCAGAGAATCAGACTTAATGATATTAAGTGATTCACCAGAATATAAACAAGCAGCCAGTTTTTTTAACATAATAAAACATATAAAATTATTGGCAAGTGAATTAACTTCAGAGGATTTCTTATTTATGTACTTTAGCGGACATGGTTCCTCCATACCCGATTCAAACAATGACGAAAAAGACAAAAAAGATGAAGTTTTCTTACCACAAGATTGGCAAATCAGTTATATATCGGATGATTTATTTAATTCTCTCTTAAAAAAGTTTAAATGTAGGATATGTTTGGTGTTTGATTGTTGTAACTCAGGAACAATGTGTGATTTAAAATATTCTTACAATGTTAAAGATTACACATGTACAGAGTATGTTAAAAAAGACAATACAAATATGACAGACATTGTTTGCTTTTCTTCTTCAGGTGAGAATGCTAATTCATTTGAAAAATTCGTAGATAAAAATGTTATCAATACTGATGAAAATAAGTTCTATGGAGAATTCACGATTTTTTTTCTTCATATTCTAAAAGGTTATTTAGAAGATAAACTATCTTTCGACGAATTAACTTATAACGAACTTATAAAACTCATGAATTTTTACACAAATGAATTTAGTAGTAAAGAAGAAAATGATGTAATTAAAACTGTATTACATAACAATATATATAGTAAAAACATTAAACCATATGTTAATTTTAGTTTTAACAATATTAAAAATTATACTTTTTTTAATTCAAGAACAGATGACGAAAAAAAAAGATATGAAAATGAAGGAACAATAAATAAATTAAAAAAGAGAAGTGTTAATTCATTATCATATAAACTTTTAAGAACACATAGAAAAAATGAATTTCTTGAAAAAAAAATAAAAGTTTTAACAGATAAAAATAAAAAGCTTATTAATGTCATAAATAAAGCAGCGGGAAAACACGCATTCAATATGGTCGTTAGATAATTTTTTTTTAAATGTATTATTTATTAAGCATGAGTAATCAAGTTACAAATAATACATTTGGAGCTTCATTGGGTGAAGGATTACAGGGAAATGGTATTGTACCAAATTTAACAGAGACGGAAGAAGAATTTGGCGGAGAAGACCCAACATTCACTGTTAAAATGAGAGCGACAACAGCTAGTGAAACAGCGCCAAATATAACAATTGTTATAGGTGGAGGAGTAGGTGGAACAGAAGGTGGAAATATATCAAATCTATTGGGATTTTATTTAAGAGACCTTTTAACAAAATATACAGAGCCGTTTTTAGAAGGTGAAATTGAAGAAAAGATAAAACCAAGAATTAATAATAAGATAGGTAATACAAATAATACATTATATTTACAAGATATTAGTAATATATCTTTGTATGCCCCGCAACCAAATTCCAACAGAGATCTGTGGACAGATAATGAGCTTATTGCGTCGTTTGCGTTGTCTTCTCTTGGTGTAGTAAATCGTGGATTGTTATTATTTATGGACAATGAAAATTTAAAAGTACAAGTAAATACAATAGCTGAACAAATAAGAAATGAATTAAAACCAAAAGTAGTTAACCCATCTACTGGTATTATGATTTCTGTTACAACATCCGCCACGATTGATATGCGTTATTTATATTATGTTGAGAAATATGGGCCACCCAAAAATGGTATTTTCGACCCCATGAAATTAGCAGAATTTGTCTAATTTTTTATTTATTTATTTTTTTCCCTGAAAAAAAATAAATAAAAAAATAAAATAAACATAACTCTACATTATCTATATATGAATACAAATAACAATAATAATATGGAAGTATCTCAAATTTGTAGCGAACTTGACAATATAGTACATAAATTAAATAATATAAATAATTCATGTAAAAACCAAGAAGAAAAAAGAAAACAACATATAAATCAAATAACGAGTCAAAATAATACTACAAATACATTAAATAATTTAGACACTAGAGATATACCAGCAGCAGGTTACAATGGACCACAATCAAATCGTTCTAACGCTTATTGGGCTGGCTCACTAAGAAGTTTTTGGGTTAGATATTGATACTCATTCCGTCTGTGTAGAAGCATCAAAAAGAATTACTTGATTATTATTTGGCTCTAAAAGGCGAATGTCATCTCGCATCATGATTTTCCACGTAGAACCCTTTTTAATGAAAGGACCGACACCCCAATATGTATGTTGGTTTGAATTAATAACCTTAATGAAATGCTTAAAAACATTTTCAGGAAGTTCTTCATTACGTGAACGATTATTATACATTTCAATAAACTCTTGAGTTGAAAGTCTATTGTCACGTATAATATTATTGAATAATGTATAATCAAGCTGGTTTCTGTCAATCCAGTCATATACACTTTTACTTGAGCGTTTATTAAATGTAATAATAGGCGAAACACTGCGTTGAGTGGGGATATGAATTTTCATGTTAGACATGTTTATATATGTTTATAGTGGTGTTCATTTTATATCGAAAGTATTCAATTTAAATTGATTAGTATTTCTACTGTTGCGACAGTATGCAACAAAACCACACACACACCAACTTTAAAAAATGTCAAGTTCAAATAATGAAGAAAAAGTACAGGACGCATCCCTCATGGAGGAAAAGGTAGCTGAACCCATTGAGAACATTCCTGAAATTGAACCTGTCCCGCTAGACCAAGCAGCCGCAGCAGACCAAGCAGCCGCAGCAGACCAAACAGTCGCAGCAGACCAAGCAGCAGCAGAGATAGAAGCCGATATAGCGGAAATGTTTTCATCAGATGAACAAGAAGAATTGTTAGATGCCATACCGGTTTGGAATGGACCAAGCGCAGCAAATCTAGAAAGAGCTCTTACGGAAGAGGTTGCATTCGGTGCTAACGAAGAAGAAGAATCTTTGGCTTGCGCCGTATGTTATACAGCATTAGACAAAGATAATATCGTAAATACACCATGTAATCATACATATTGTTGGGAATGTTTCTTCAAGTGGGTGATAAATGCCCCAACATGTCCAATGTGTCGAAGAAATTTCGTATCAGAAAATGCGTGGTATCAAAATAGGGATGCGGAACAAGATAGAAATAATACTCGCGAACTCGTTAATATTTACCAACGAGAACTCGTAAGTCTGTCTAAAGATTTCAGAGGTATTAATAAGTCTATTAAATGTGCTGAAATTAAGTTGGCTAAAGTAAAATATGAAAACGGAGAAAATATTCGACGACTGATTAGTTCCCGCGAACAAATATCATATAATGAAGGATTTATATCTGGTCAAAAAGATGTAAATAATAATATGTTTAGTAGAAAATTTATGAAACAACAGTCTAATTCAAATTCACCGTGGTTTCAAGGTTATAGTAAAGCACAATGGGAGCTTAGATTTACAAACAGAGTGACATCTGGTTCGAGTGTACATATACCAAAGAGCGTTAGCGAGTTAAATGATAGCGAAGTTGAAGAATACAATAAACATAGTATGGGATTTAAGATTGAAATAACGAATGGAAAAAGAGAGATTAGTAAAAAAACAGAGATTGATGAAAAAACACAGGAGAGGCTGGTCGTTGAGGAGGAAAAAGTCTTTTAGAATATGCGCATACTAAACCTATATCAAAAAAATGAAAATAAAAAATAAAAATAAAAATAAAAAATAAAAATAAAAAATAAAAAATAAATTATAATTTTTTTATTAAGATATACTCAGATTTTTTTACATTTTATGAATAGAATCAATTTCCTTTTTCTTGTACTCAGAGCTAACCTTCATCCTTGCCTCCTTATATACCAAATACTTATCATGTCGCTTACCCCGTCTAGTGTCCCAGAAATTTTGCCAGCTATTTGACTGTACGTGACTATGACCTGAAGCATCACCAGTCACGCAATAACCGATGTTGTAAATATCTGTAAATCTATCGGCCATTGGATACAAATTATTTACAATTTCACCTTTAACGTTAAGAACACGAAGATTTCCAATCTTAAAATGTTTTTCCCCATACTTAGGATTTTTAAAAACATTCTTGAATACATCTTGACCATCATGGGATGGTTCAACTCTATAATCAATAACCTCATCAATATACCACCCCGATACCTTTACATTGGTAGGAACAACAATATTTTTATACTCGAAATTATCATCGTTAATAAAATTATCGAACTTAAGAACAGAATGAACATGGCGTTTACTAGAACGCTTCAAAGGCGTACTATTAAAGTGTTTTTCACGCTTTTGGCGGCGCTTCTTCCTACTTTTGGTATTAGAAGAATCTCTTTGGGAAATCATTTCGGATGTGTATGGCATGATTATTATGAGAGTAAGAAGTTTTTTTATATTATTTTAAATAATAATATAAAAAGAAATCAATTTAAAATAGTTTCATTCTGAATTGTGACTTTAATACAGTTGGTCTTTGTTTTTTCTTAAAATATATTGTACGTCTTTTTGTCTTACCATTATTAATAGTAGATATCCTTTCCGTCATATTGGAAAAATATTTGTTTAATTTTGTATGTTCATGTATTTTTTCCAAATTTTCTTGTAATTTTTTGTTAGCATCACCAAGTCTTTTAAATTCTTCTTCACTGTCTGATTCTTCATTTATCCAATTAGCAAGTCTTTGTTCTTGTTCTTCCGTAAGAACCGGCTCGGGCACAGGCTCAGGCACAGGCTCAGGCTCAGGCTCAGGCTCGGGCTCCGGTTCAGGCTCAGGCACAGGCACAGGCTCAGGCTCCGGTTCAGGCTCAGGCTCAGGCTCCGGTTCAGGCTCTGGTTCAGGCTCCGGCTCCGGCTCAGACAAATCAACAGTATCCCCGACTTCCTTAATGTCAAGTTCTAAATTATTTTCACTCATTATAAAATAATTATATATTTTATAATAACTAAATGATTAACTAAATGATTGACTAAATGATTAATTAAGTTAATAAAATAAGTTTTTCCTTCGTTTCCTTTTTAACAAACATCTTAATTAGCGGCCACATTAATTTAATAAATGTAGAATTACCACAAACATAACAAGTTTTTAATATTTCATCGGGATAATCATCCAATGTTTCAGCCATTAATTTTACAAATTTTCTACTAAATTGTTTTGCGGTCATACCCCTTAGATCAATTAAAACAAAAGCTTCGTTTTTATTAGAGGTATTGCTTATTTCAAGGGTTTTTTTAATCTTCTCTTTAATAAGAATTATGTGTTTTTTATAATCTCTAGCCTTTTTAAAAAATTTAACCTGGACATGCAACATACCGTAAATGCGTTCGTTGTATAAATAACTCTTAATAAGATATAAATTATACAATCGTAAATCTTCTTGATTTTTTAATGTTTTCATTTCGGTAATCATATTTTCAGTATTTACAAAAATATTTTGAAACAAATCATTCGAATTAATTTTTCTTTGAGTAATTCCTTTCAAATTTTCATTTTGAGACATTTTATTATTTTCTTGTAAATAGTTCATAAAATATTTAGTCGATTATTATTTAAATATTTTAAAAATCAAATTATTAATTCATACCAGCAGAATATTTTAAATTATTTGTAGCTTTTTCAAAAATTAACTCCATATTGTCTATCGTCCAATTTACATTGTCTTCAATTTCGTTAATCAATCCTCTATCACTCCAACAAAATACACCAAAAGCATTTGTAATTGGGGATAAAGCCATTTGTATGGGAACTATAAATAAATAAGGAATTGTTATGATATAAGCCAATATATCTAAAAACCATCTACCCGGGAAAACTTTAAGAACTCTGATTATTATACTGCCAATTATTCTATATAATAGCCTTATCAACAAAAATGGTAATTTTATAATAAATAATAAACCTTTAATGGCTAATTTATATATTTTAAATATAGCCATAAAAGGCGCTGTTAAAATAGTATAATAGTCACCTAATGCGCTTTTAAATAAGCTTTTAACTGGTTCTTTAATCAAATTCCAAACAAATGAAAATGCCAACAATATGTAGCTACAAATCATATAAATAAATTCAAAAATCTTTCTAAATTTAATAGAACATCTCACCTTACCCTTTTTGGATTCATCCCAAAAACCTTTTACGTTTTCTTTACTTATTTTGTTTTGAATATCTTCACCATCTGGAGCTGTATCCTGAGAATTTTGGTTATCAAAATTTTCATAACCTTCTTTATAATTATTAAAAATCTTTTCTGTTTGTGTTTCTTCCTCATCTAAAGTATTTTTTTCTATCTCATCAGTTTCTTTTTTATCGGTTTCCTTTTTATTATTTCTTTCCTTTATGCTTTTTCTTATTTTTTCCATAATTTTTCCTTTTATATTTATGGACTTCTTTTTAACATTTACATAGCTAAATAAAATTATAATGTTGATTAATAAAAATATCTTTAAAAAATATAGTTTTCTCATTTGTCATATATATTTAAAATAAAATAAAATGATATTTAGTAATTATATCCTGCGTTTATTAAATAAAAATTATAATTAATTATTTTTATGTTTACTATATATATATAAATATGTTGTTCAAAACAGGTAAAACCGGAGTAAAAAGTTTAGTAAATTTGTTGAATTCTGCTGTAAAAGGTGTAACTTCGCAAAACTTGATAAATAAAGTTATAGGAAAAAATGCCAATAAACTTCTTAAAAAATTGGGAAAATTTGTAGCTCGCATTCCCCTGGCTGGTGGACTATTCGCATACGTATTTGTACAAACCGGGAAAGGACTTGTTATTATCACGACGACTGCTGATAAATTAGTTGATTCAAGTGGTAAAGTAGTTATTTCTGCCTTGGGTGGTGCGAAAAATCTTTCTGTATGGACACTTGATACTATTAAAGGTGTAGCTACAAAATTTACAAAAGGGCTTACAAGACGCAGAAGAAAGAAGAGGAAGTCATCTAAAAGTACAACCCGTAGAAAACGCAGAAAACGCAGAAAAAAGCGTAAAAAGTAATAAACGCAATTAATAATTTTTAATACATAATTTTTAATACATAATTTTTAATACATAATTTTTAATACATAATTTTAAAAATTATTTAAAACTTTTACAAAACTATTTATATCAATGGATGTAGATGATAATATATTTAACAATAGTGGAAATGATATTGATATAACATGTTATTCATTATTAAACACCGAGAAAGAATTTATATATGACGGAAAGGTAAATATATGGGTGAATAAAAAAAACATAGCCCTTTTTCCAGAATATAGAGATGATATAAACGCTGTAAATATACTAAAATCAAAACCTGGATATTGTATAGTATCGCGAAGTAAATTATTTAAAGATGTTCCTTTAGAAGTATGTCAAAACATCGCCGGCGAAAAAATTATGGAAAGTAGTTTGAATAGTTATTCGATTGGTGATATAATTCTCGCTAAATTACCGGGTTGGAAATCATTTGTACCATGTACGATTAAATCATTTTATGGTGAAAACAAAAATTTAGCATTTAAAAAGACGACTTTAAATTTATTGTTTATATCTTGTCCCGAAAGCGATTTTACAATAGCATGGAATTACTCTAGAAATATTGTTCCAAATAAATCAGTCATCTCCTATACAGATATGCGTGGTGAGAAATTAAATGATCGAACTATTCAAGATAATTTATCTTATTGTGATGCTCCCTTTCTTATGAATACGTTTGAACAAAGTTTATATGAAAACACAATAATAACAAACAACACAAATCATACAAATAATATATTTACTGGGTTAATAGATAAAAACGAGAACAGCGAACACAGGCAAATATTAAAATATAATTTAAGTTGGATAAAACCATATTTTAGTTTTACTTCTAGAAATATATTTGGGAAAAAGGGAATAACCGTCGCTTCCAGTAGTTTTTCAAAAAGCTTTACGAAAGATTTCTTACCAAACGTGCGAGTATTGGAACCCGAACAGTTTAATAATATATTTAAAATTCAGCAAAATACAGTTGGTTTAATGAAAGTGATATCAAAAAATCAAACAACGTTTCCAAACCAAGATTATTATTGTAATATAGAACCCCAGACTATTAAACAGTTTAAAGGAAATGCTCACGCAGCAGCATATTATTTAGAAAGAAACAATTACATTACTTATACGGGAAATTTATCCCAAAATGCCAGGAAATATTTGTTAAATATTTAACAAGGTTTACATATTTAAATTGATATTATTTTTTCAGATTTTGAACAATATCAAAAACTTATCCTACAATCTAACATGGCTTCTCTTTCCACCAATTCTATCTGTTCGAATAACTTGGAAGGTGAAGTTACGATGCGAGATGATGGTTACTGTTACATTAATGATTTAAAAGTCACTGGTGTTGGGTGGCTTATCCGAGATGGAGACACCGGGGCGAATATATGTGTTGAAAATCGTGTTGCTCTTACCAAAGATGAGCAACGGGAAATCGGCGATTCTCAACCGTTCATGTTAAAAGATAGTACTAGTAGTAGAGATGGTAGTATATTCACAGATGTATATCTCGCAAAAACTTATATGGATAAAATGGTTGCGAAGGAAAAGGATATCAAATTAACAAAGCCTGTCAGCGATTGGAGGAACCCCAACAATATAATGTCAGTTTTGAGGCAGATTGTGGAAGATGCTAAACAGAGAAACAAAGATTTCCATGATAGACATTTCATTATGGCGCTTCTCCGCGAAGGTATAAAACAGGGAGAAGTTCCGTTCAAAGCTCTTAAACGCGGAATTAGCGAGGAGTGTAAGAAAAAGTTTCACGGAAGTATTGAGTTTATTCCCCACAAATTTGTTTATGAACGTCGTGGAAATACTTGTCTTTTGGTTTATTTTGTAGACATTGATATGCTGGTGAATGATGTGGAAGCAGTCAGTAAAGCCGGGGAGTGTAATTATTTTTGTGCCAAGTCATTGCCTGGTGCGGTAAATAATGACTATTTGGAAACGCGACAACATGAAATGCTAACAAATGCTGAAGTGGAAAAACGTCTCATTGATTTCCAAGAAAAATATGGCGAGAATGGCATTGGTTGCGATCTCAAGTATTGGGGTGGATTGAAGATGTGGATGGAATGTAAGAAATATTTTTAGATAAGTATTTAACTAAAAATATTTAGATTGGGCCGCTGGGGGAATCGAACCCCCGACCTCGCCCACCCAAAGGGCGAATCATACCACTAGACCAAGCGGCCACATAGTTATAACAACTATATAATATGTTATAAAAATATAATTTTAAAAATACAGATAGGGAGAATCGAACTCCCGACCTTCGCCGTGTAAAGGCGACGTCATAACCATCTAGACCATATCTGTTTTTATTTTTATTTATTTTCTCAGAAAATAAACAAAAACAAAAATAACAAACAACTTACCCAAATTTTTTTATTTTTTTCAAAGAAAAAATATAAAAAAATTCCCATATCGGGATTCGAACCCGAGTCGCTCCGGTGAAAGCGGAGTATCCTAACCAACTGGACTATATGGGATATGTTACCGTGCTCCCACTGGCATCACCGGGGATCGAACCCGGATTACTGGTTTCAAAGACCAGCGTCCTAACCATTAGACGATGACGCCGCTCTTATTAATATCTACCAGCAGTGAGATTTGAACTCACGAAGCATTTGCACTCCCACTTGAAAGGAGCCCCTTTGACCGCTCGGGAATACTGGTAATCAACTTATTTTAGTTGTGGGTATCGAACACACAATGTTCACCTTAAGGAGGTGACTGCTTTACCTATTAAACTAACTTTATCCGTGCTCCCTTTTGCCGAATGTGGGACTTGAACCCACGACCACAAGATTAAAAGTCTTGCGCTCTACCGACTGAGCTAATTCGGCAAAGAAATTATATTACTTGTATATTAATCTACTCTTAACATGTCCTCCTTTCATATAAATCTTCCCATTCTTAAATAAACTAAATCAATTGAATTATCATCATAATCTTGATTTATCCCCTATCATCTAACACATCCGTGGTTGCCAGATGCCAACTAATCCCGTTCTCCCATGAACATCTTATCCTTGCTTACCCTTTATCATCAGCTACATCTTGTTCTGTTGCGTATTCACCTCCACCAAATCGGCTCGCCAGCCCCGCTCGAAACAGGGATTGAACCTGTGACCCCCCGATTAACAGTCGGATGCTCTGACCAACTGAGCTATTCAAGCTTTAAATTAACTTTGTCCATAAACTTTATTAGGCTGCGAAGCCTATTTATGATTCCAACGAGGGTGAATTGAACACCCGACCAATCGATCTACAGTCAACCGCTCTACCAACTGAGCTATCATTGGACAAAATTAATTTACCGTGCTCCCCGTTACCGTGCTCCCCGTTACCGTGCTCCCCGTTACCGTGCTCCCCGTTACCGTGCTCCCCAAATACCCTTGGTGGGACTTGAACCCACAACCCCTCGATTAGAAGTCGAGTGCGCTATCCGATTACGCCACAAGGGCGTTACCGTGCTCCCCGTTACCGTGCTCCCCGTTACCGTGCTC